ATCCGGTTGTTGTACACACCGCCCTCCACCAAACAGTTTATAATCACAGGATGGAAAACAAGAAACGAACTAGGCGTTCATTCCTAGCCCGTGATGTCATTAAACTTCTGGGTAGGTCAACTAACCTGACGCGAGCTGACATTGCCGTTAAGCTCAAGGCAAAGGGTCACTCGGTCAAGGCGGTGCTATTTAAGCTGGTAGCCGACCAGAAGGTGTCCTGTGAGAAGGGTGCGGTCACAAACGCCAAAACTGGGCCGCGCATGGTGAATGTTTATTACTTGACATCTACTGTGCAAGAGGGAGAATTACGAGATGGGTGAAATGGAATCTTTCGCGCAGACGCTTCTACATTCAGCGACTTGCGCCCACATACAACATTGGCAGACTACGAGCTACGCCGAGCATAAGGCTTTGCAAAAATACTATGAATCCATGCCTGATTTGGTGGACGATTTGGTTGAGACCTACATGGGAAGAAATGGTCTGGTGGGCGAATTTGAGCCTGAGTTTTATATCGAAAAAAACCCCCTGAAGTACATGAAGGCCATGCGGGACTATGTCGATGACACTAGAAAAGACCTCCCGAAGGACTCAGAAATACAGAACTTGGTCGATGGAATTACGGATCTGATCAACTCAACGATTTACAAACTTGAAAACCTCAAATAGGAGCTGTCATGTCAAAAATCAATTTTGAAGTACCCAAGCATTGCAACGACAAGGGTGGACGTTCTGAGCCCAAGAAGAACTCAGTCCAGCAGGGCGGCAAGAATAAGCCTATGGGCGAGAAGATGACCATGAAGGGTCGCGACACCAAAATGGGCACGAACAACTCTGGCGAGATTTACCAGAAGTGAACTGCGGAACCTGTAGGTTCTTTCTGGCAAACCAGAAGTTTGGAATGTGCCAGCGGTATCCCGAGTACGTTATGAAGCAAGATGCCCAATGGTGCGGGGAGTATCAGTCCAAGGACATCCCCAAATCCGAAATCAACTCTAAACCACGCAAAAGAAATGATAAGACCCCTGAGAGACCGGATTCTAGTCAAGCCGATTGAGCGCGAAAAGAGCGCAATTCTTGAAGTAATCATGCGGGAAAACCCGAACATAGGCGAGGTGGTGGCTGTTGGGCCGGGTGAGTACGACAAGAAGGGTCGGATTATTCCTAACCCCTGCGAAGTGGGTCAGAGGATTCGTTACGGAACAACAGGCGAGTACCTGACGTATCAAGAAGTAGAGCAAGAAGGCCAAAAACTGCTTATGATGTCATGGAAAGACGTGTGTTGGATCGATGAAAACAACCAATAAACCCATACCTCGAACCACTACTGGCAAGGCTAAGAACTACAAGCCTGTCGAGCAGGGTGCGGGCATGACTGCAAAAGGAAGGGCGGCATACAATGCGAAAAATAATTCAAACCTTAAAGCTCCAGCTCCAAACCCTAAAACAAAGGCTGACGAAGGCCGTAAAAAGTCTTTTTGTGCGCGGATGAGTGGAGTTCCCGGCCCGATGAAGGACGATAAGGGCCGACCAACCCGTAAGGCTGCGGCCTTGAAAAACTGGAATTGTTAATGGATGAGCAATCAATACAAGCAAGAGTTGCGGAACTTAATCAACAACGTGCCCTCACTTTGGCTAATCTTCAAGCGTTGGATGGAGCGATTGCGGACTGCAATTGGTGGCTTGCGAAGATCAAAGCAGATACCGTCAAGATTAACGAAAACGAAGGGAATGACTGATGGCTACAGGACTTTACGCGAACATCGCAGCCAAGCGCGAGAGGATCAAGGCACAAAAGGCAGCGGGCAAGACCCCAGAAAAGATGCGAGCCCCCGGAGCCAAGGGAGCGCCAACAGCAAAGGCGTTCAAACAGTCAGCCAAGACAGCAAAGAAGTAGCCATGCTGAAGAAATCTACGACAGACAAGGCGTTCAAGCAGAACATCAAGACCGAGGTCAAGTCTGGGAAACCGGTCAAGCAAGCGGTTGCGATAGCTTATGCGGTCAAACGGGAAGCCAAAAAGGGTACTAAAGGTAAGAAGTAATGAATGAGGGCGATCAAATCTCTTTGTCGGATCTTGCGAAGTTAGGATCAAGCAAGGGGAGAGACCTCGACCGTATTTTCGCCCGCCTCTCCCCTAGCCAGCAGAAGTCATTCTTAGACGAAATTTTGCCCATGTTGCGAATCAGCGGTGGCTTAGAGCAGACCGGCAACGACTTTGCGAAAGCTACTGGATACGGTGGAAGGCTAGGAATGGAGATTCCAGTAGGCAAGGACAACGTAGGCTTTGGAGTTGCGGGTTCAGGGTCAAAAGTCAAGACTCCTTACGGAACGGTTAGTCAGTCAGATTTAACTGGAGGCGATGTTTACTACAACACCGGGCCTCACCAACTGAGCGCAAGTTATCAGAAGATGGGCGCAACCCCTGCGGGCGAACCAATGAGAAATTTGGTAAACCTGTTGTATAAATACAAGTTCTGAACGCCTAAACAAACAAGACGAAAAAGGTTGTAATCTAAACGAGAATAGTTTACATTCCCATTTGTGTCAGGAACTTATAGATTGAGTTAATCAATATGGCCGCACCGATAGGTAATACTAATGCTGTAAAGGGGAAGATGTTCCATGACGCTTTGCGAAAGGCGCTGGTTCAAAACCCTCAGAGACTCCCAAGGATAGTAGAGACTCTACTAACTCAGGCAGAGCTGGGAGAGGCTTGGGCAGTCAAGGAAGTAATAGACAGGCTAGACGGCAAGGCAATCCAGATCAACCAGATGGAGAACGCCGATGGCTCTCCAATCCTCAACGCGATACAGGTCACGTTCATAAAGCCACCGGAGACAATAGATGTCTAATCAGCCATTGTGGCATTGCACGAACTGCGGGAAGGACACGTTTCAAAACAAAATGCTGGTTGATGACAACGTGTTCCATAGTTCTGTTGTCCAGTACGGATGCCCTAACTGCCGAGCCATGAATACGATGGAGCGTCTGCCAGAAGTACCGCAAAGACTCAATGACTGAGGACAGGGAGCTACTTGAACAGGCCGTAGCCAAGGCCGAGTTCCCGGTCAAACTTGCGTGCCTCTTTGAGCCCAAGCGATATAAGGTTCTCTACGGGGGCCGAGGTGGGGCAAAGTCTTGGGGAGTGGCTAGAGCCCTACTGATCAAGGGAGCCAAAGACCCACTACGAATCCTCTGCGCCCGAGAGTTTCAGGTCTCAATTAAGGACTCAGTCCACAAGCTCTTGGCTGACCAGATAGCAGCTCTGGGTCTATCGGAGTTCTATGAGGTAACGAACACCTCGATCAAGGGTAGGAACGGAACCGAGTTCTTCTTTGCGGGTCTGAAGAACAACATCATGTCGATCAAGTCCTTTGAGGGTGTGGACATCTGCTGGTGCGAGGAAGCCCAGACCATCTCCAAGACTAGCTGGAACGTCCTGATCCCAACCATCCGTAGGGACAACTCAGAAATCTGGGTGACCTTTAACCCAGAGCTAGAGACTGACGATACCTACCAACGGTTCGTGATCAGCCCGCCTGAGAGCGCAATAGTCCAGAAGATCACATGGCGCGACAACCCGTGGTTCCCCCAAACCCTGCGGGAGGAAAAGGAAAACCTTGAGATCCACGACCACAACGCCTACCTAAACGTTTGGGAGGGCTTATGCAGACGGACGGTCGATGGGGCGGTCTTTGCCCAAGAGATGACTCTGGCTGAGATGGACGGACGGATTACCAAAGTCCCGTATGACGCTATCAAGCCCGTCCACGCGGTATTCGACTTGGGCTGGGCAGACAATACTGCGATATGGTTCGTACAGTTCATAGGCTTTGAGATCAGGCTGATCCGGTACTTAGAGGATAACCAAAAGACCATGAGCTACTACTTGGCCCAGCTTCAGTCATTGGGCTACGTTTACGACACCATCTGGCTACCCCATGACGCGGAGAACACAACCCTAGCTGCGGCTGGTCGGTCGATTGCGGACATAGTCAGGGGAGCGAACTACAAGGTGCAAATACTCCCGAGAGTGCCGGTCACGGACTCAATCAACGCCGCCCGCACGATTTTCCAGAAGTGTTACTTTGATAAAGAAAACTGCCATCAAGGGCTACAATGTCTGCGCCACTATCGGTATGATGTTGACCCAGATACTAAACAGTTCTCCAAGTCACCGCTACACGACATTTATAGCCACGGCGCGGACGCGTTTAGGTATATTGGATTGGTGGTAAACGAACCCCGGAAAGCTGGCCCAAAGAAGCCGGTGTACCAGATTCCGGGCTCATGGATGGGGTAAATTATGGCAAAAGTAGACGTTCCGAGTGCTATCCCTGCGGACTCCCGCATACAGGAAGCAATCGACTTTCTCAAATTCTCTAACGAGGCTGACACCGAAAACCGGCAAAAGGGTCTTGATGACCTGAAGTTTTCCTCTGGTGACCAATGGCCCATTGAGGTTCAGAACTCCCGCCACCTTGAGGCTAGACCGTGCCTGACCATCAATAAG